TTCGGCTATACACTTCCCACTATCTGGGCGTGTTCGGGACTTACACCCGTTAGAGCGCGCCCATGGCGCGCAAACTAGAAAAAGCCTTGAACTTCCGTTCAAGGCTTCTTCCAAGCAGGGGATGAGAGAATCGAACTCATGAACCGCATTTTATCAAATTCCACTTATCTTGTGGAGTGCCGATAAAATGCGGTTTTTACTTGTTCTGATTACTGCGCATTTCGCACGTTTTTGCATTATCCGCATAAATTTTACAGCACTATGCAACACGAAATGCAACACGATATATTTTTCCTATTCTGCTTTATTTATATATTCTTGCATAAGCTCTGTAATCTTGCCTGCCTGGCTCACTCCCTCTCTCTCACAGGCTTTCCGAAATTCTTCTACCACATCTTTTTTTAACTTGTATGATTTCGAAATATATCCTGCCTTTTCCTGGTATTTTTTCGATGCTATCGTTTGTTGTTTAGGACTTCCCTTTGGCATCTTTCTCCTCTTTCATAATGCATACTACATTTAATACATTGCTGATTATACTTGTTAAAATTGTTGCTCCAAGTAAAAGATCAATTCCTTTTTTTACAGCCATGTAGCATAAACAAAAAAATGTAATCCATGTGCTAACCATTATTATTTTTTTCATAGACATTTTTTTACAGATGATTTAAAATAGCGGTGAGTGGTGGGATTCACCCACCGCCAAGCACTTACTTGAAGAATGTTTCATAGATCATGCATACCGCAGTTACCACACCGTTGAATATGCTTACTATGATTGCAACTTTTTCGAGTTTGTGCTTTTTCTTTTTGTTGCTCATCTGTATCTCACCTCCTGTAATTATAATATCATATGGTACACCCTATGTCAATAGTTATTGTAAGGATTTTATGTAAATATTAAAAAAACCCGCACAGATTTCTCCATGCGGGCTTTTTCCTTTATCCAATATAAACTTTTCCATTAATTCCAGCGACCAAGCATGCCATCGTGGCATCCAGCTTGAACCACACGGATCCATCATCGAACTTTCTAACCTCTACCGGCTTAATATCGGCACCTTTTCTCAGGTATCCGATACCATTTTTGTTGTCACAGGACGTCTTAATCTGGTTTGATAAGTAAATATACTTGCCCTGCTCGCCGTAATATCCATTGTAGACTGGAACAGATTCTTTGACGCGATACCAGTTTCCGGCTTTGTATTCGGTCTTTGTGGCTGTGGCAGCTTGTCCAGTAATTCCACGAACAATAGCTTCTGCCATGCGTTTGTAATTATACAATTTTGCGTCGTCCTTATCATCCACAAAACAGCACTCGATCAGCATTGCCGGATTATTTGATCTGCGTAGGAAATACAGCTTCGGGTTGACCTTTACGCCACGGTTTGTAAAGCTCAGTGCTGCAATCTGCTTAACGACCGCTTCTGCATACTTCTTTGCCTTGCTGCTGGAATTATACAGATAAACCTCTGTTCCCGTGGTTCGTCCGTTACCGGCGCGATCATTTGCTCCGGAATTGAAATGGATTGACACGTCCAGATCTGCCTTGTGAGTATTACATTTTTTCACAATCTTTACCAGTACATCATTAGCACTTGTTCCATCATTAACGGTGCAATCATAAACTGTATGTCCTGCCGCCTTTAATAATCTGATAACCTCATCCTTTACTTTTCTGGCTTCTGTAGATTCTTTAATCACACCCACTGCTCCGCAGGCTACTTTTCCGTCCGGGTTATGTCCGGCATGTACATTGATAATCATATTTTATTCCTCACTTTCTACTTCCGGGATTCCTGTAATTGACATTAACATAGACAACACACCCGCCAGCGCGGATGCTGACATAACATACTTCCAGTCAACCTGTCCCATTGCTGCCGCCGCTCCGATTCCGGCAATCGCAGCCTGTGCCATGGTTTTTACCGCTCTGATTCCTGCGGCTTTTAACCATTTCTGTGTGTCTACTGATGGTTTGAATACTGTGTTTTTTAACATAATTGCTCTCCTTCCTGTGGCTCCGTTGGCAGAGCCATCAATGCGTGGTATAAATTGGTTCCAACGCCATTTCCTTTTAAGGCATGGTATTGCTGATACTCGTCCTCTAAGGACTGTTTGACATATACCGGGCAATATCCAAGATCATCATGGTATTTATTGTAGAGACGAATCAGATCCGCCCTTAAAAGTGCCCGGATGCCTTTTCTTGTAGCGATAATCTGGCGATACGAATATGCGATTGCAGTTGCAAAGGCGGTAAATATCTGCCAGTTATCTGTGATGAATTTTAAGTGCATAATTTCCCTTTCTGCCCGTAGGCTTGTTATTTAAAAGAGCCGGCTACACAACACATGGTCATGTAATCGGCTCTTAGGCGCTTTAGATTATTCAGTTGTCTTTACTGCATCCAGCTTATCGCTGATCTCCTTAAGCACAGCATCTAACTTTCTCCAATTTTCATTTTCCAGTTCCATATCGTAGAATTCATTTTCTTCCGGGATATTAAATCCATAGTTTTCTGTCTGACTCATCAGGCATCCTCCTCTTCTGTGTATACTTTGCCTGTGATCTGCTCATATTCCTCCGGCGTGATCCATTTACCTACAGCATTATGTACACGGTTCTCATTCCACAGTCCTTTGTCATAGTAATTTTTTACTTTTTCATAATTCTTACTCATCTAAACTTACCTCCATCTGCATAGCCATATAGTCAATATCTGCCCTCTGTTTTTCGATACTGTCCGCGTTCTCGGCTGTTTTTTCTGCATTCTCGGCTAAACTCTCAGATACAGCAGTGATCCTCTGCTCGATGTCATTAACTTCTTTTTCCAGGACAACGATTTTCACATCTTCCCTCAGAATAACCTGTTCTAAGACTACATACCCCGGAATCACTGATGTCAACATGTCCTCATCAGTATAAACCTTTAACACTGTAAGTTCTTCTTTATCTGAAAAAGCTTCCTGCAGTTCTTCGCAGGTTTTGTTATCTGCAAATTCAATATTCAGTTTTCCATCCACATGATTAATATTGTTGATGGTTAAAATGTTTTTTGTGGTTTTTAATTTCATAAAAATTCCTTCTTTCTTATTATTTTTCGTAAAACAGCGGTTTAAAGAAATATTATACACAGACAGAGGTTGATAATATTATTGAAAAAAACAAGGTGAAATCCATTGTTATAGAGTTCAAAGGCATTACTACCAATGAAAGCAAAGCATTTTTCCCTAAATATACCTATTGGGGATATGTCGGCGGAAAAACCACTGAAATTGATAATTTAATAGCACAGGGGCACACAATTCTTGGCGGTTTTATCTGCGGCGGTCCACACAACGATGCCTCCATGGCTGGCAATGGTTCAGATAACATAGGTGTTATAGTCGGTTCAGCAACTTATTATAACGTCCCATATTCATTTTACGTTTTTTCACAAGCTTATCAGACAATAAGGATTAAGGTCTGCGTTTTATATATTTAATATTTAACACAGTTTTATAGCAGTTATCTTTGTACTGATCTGTCCAAATGTCACAGCTTTTGGTACTTTTATTAAAAATTTTAAATTGGTAATTGCCTTACCAGATATTATTTCATGCATGGTCAGCCACGTGCCACCGTTTCCGCTGTTTGGGGCGGTGATTCCAATCGCCTGATCGACGGTACTTTTTAATGATACAACATCCACAGTAGAACTTTCAGAAACCCAACAGTAATAATTTACCAGCCACGTTCCGGAATCAATAGATAATCCGTCCGCACCTGCATAACTCCATGTATCGGAGAAGTATTTATTAAATTCGTTACTGCTTACCTGACGGTATCCGGTATTGAACATGGTTTTGGCGTCGGCTTTCTTTAAATATGTGGTCGGAATATCATTACCATCGTGATCTGCATCAGCCCGACCAACACGTACAGCAGGATAGGTGTCGTCAAGTTCATTATGTGCGATCAGATTAATTACTTTTTCAGTGGAATCCTGTAGCGGTATGAAGTCCCCTAAGGTTCCGGACCAATCACTTTTTTCAATTCTAATGTAATGCTTATTCTTTAAACCGCTGTTTAACGTACTTATCTGTTTCGCCAAACTGCCATCCACATTCGGATTTGCCTGTCTTGCATCAAGGGCAAAACCTGCTTCCGTGGTAGTGTTATTGTTTACGACGGCTGGTATGGTCGGCTTATTACTCAAATCATTATAATTACCGCTAAAGGCTACTGTTTTCAGATCTGCAAGCCACTTTGCAATTTTCCCGAACAGCACCGGTAATGTCTCTTTACTTTCAATATTCTTTCTCTCATCCGCCTGTGTAAACTGCACGTTTTTTATTTTCTTTATCTCCTCATTTGTTATCTTCTGTTCTGCCTCTCTTTTTTTTATCGTCTCGTCGATCTTATCCATGTTGTTTTTCCAAGTCTCAAGTTTAAAAAATTCCTTTATGTCAGGCTTTTCAAATCCGTAATTTTCTGTCTGCTTCATACAAGTACCTCCTCTCTCAGCTGCTCATAAGTGAACTTTTCTAATTCTTCATATGCAAATCCTTCAAGTACTTCATAAGTGTTATACATGATCATTACATTTATTGACACGTTGAGTGGCAAACATTCCTCTAACAGCTCCTGTACTGCATCGATCATCCTTTTCGACTTAAGTGCAACCTTTATATTCATATACGGTCCGTTTTCTTCGTCAAATGTTTCAATTTTATATCCATCCGGACACAGTGTTTCCAGTCTCCTTACCAGCGTTCTATATGTATACGGCATTTTTTCCAGTGTTTTTGCTTTAACCCTTAATCGCCGATCATCCAGTGTATCACTGTCCGGTACCATGATCTGCAGCAATGCTTCCCACTTTTTCACATTTTCTTCACCCATCGTTTCAAAAAAAAGGTTGTTTTCCAGTTCTTCCACTGCTGTATCAAGATCCCTTTCCTGCCCGTCATTGATCTCGTAAAGCTGCTTTATATCTGGAATCTGCATGAATATCTGTGGTGCATCAAACAATCGCAACACCCCCAAACGTTGGGATTTGTGTATAAGCAAGTGTCACATTCTCTTCTTTATCATTCAGCTTTGTTTCAATTACATCAATCACTCCCTCTACACTTAATATCCGTGCCTCCACCTGGCTGATTCTAATATACTGGTTATTCATTTTTGAACTTTCCCAGCTTTTCCGAATGGTCGAAAGGTATTCCTGTATTGCTGCTTCGATCTTGCTTTTTGATGTGTCTGTAGAATATCCGGAATCCCATACGACCTTCACAGATACACTGACTGGAACCGCTTCAACCGCCTGAATTAAAACATTATGGCATATATTTGCAATTCCATCACCTTCCCCGTGTGACTGCTCCGGATCAACGGCATCCTGAACCCTTTTTACAATTTCCTGCGACGGTACACCAAAATCACTTCCTATAATGGTTATATAAATCCATGAACTTGTTCTGTCCCTACGTTTTGGCTTGCACCCTCCGACTCCGTCCAGTTCATCCACTTTTTCCCGATAATCCGCAATATTTCCGCCAAAGGCCTTACTGTAAAAGGTTTCAATCACCTTTTCTCTATATACCTCTTCATCCTCATCGTTCATCCCGCTTCTCAGAATTTCCGTTATTTTTCCGCCCTTGTAATCGTCAACATAATCTGCCGGCACAAGCTCGCCCGTGTTTGTGTTTGCTTCCACTCCCTCTGTATCACAGGTCAGTTTATAAGCAAATCCATCTATCAATTCTGATACTGTATATGTGAAATCATTACAGATAAACTGCTGCCCTATTTCAATCTCCTGTTGGAACTCTCCTTTTACAACCGGAGCAGTCGCATAATTATAACTGACACCTCTCTGTAATTCTCCATACTGAATCAGGTGATCAAGATCCATCGTATCCGGAGACATGTTTCTATTAATCGCATCCATGTCACCGTAAGTCTCTTCCAGCTTTTCCGCAATTTTATCGCAGGCATTAAATGCCAGAGACGCCTCGCCAGTGTCAACATCCTGTCCGAATTCATCCAGCATCTCATCCAAGATGTTGTTGTATGTCCTGTCGTCAAACATTTATATCCACCTCCCCGTATACTGTCTGTGCTGTAAACGAGGCCATCAGTTTATCTCCCTCGATTGTACAGTCAAGATTCTCTATTCCTGTTATATTTTCATTCACTGATAGCGCATCCTCTATCATCCTTTTGACCTCGCTTTCTACATAATCCTGCTTTGCATTTTGTCCGATTAATGTATTAAGCTCCGATCCGTGGTCCCATGAATATTGTGTATAAAAATATCGATCTGTGCTTAAGACAATTATTATCCACTGCTCAATCGCTTTTTTGCCTGTTATGATTTTCCCCGTTAACTTTCCGGTTTTAAAATCTATTTCATAATCTCTCGGTTCTTTTTCCTCCCGCTGCTCAACATCAATTTCATCATCATCCAAATCAAATGGAAACATCTACATTCACCACCTTATCGAGGATCAGATATTTTTCATCTGATAATCTGTAAACAGCCACCATATCACCCGCTTTTAAAAGACTTTGTATTTTTTCAACCTGTTTCTCTTGATCATTCTCAACAACATTCACGTTCTTTTTCATGCTTAGATGTTCTGCCACATAAAAATCATCCTGATCCAGAATGTTTTTTGCTACCTCGCATTCCGTGGGTGATTTCATAATACCTATCACGATCTTCGCCGGATTATTTTTCATCCCCTCTTCCTGCATTATTTTCAAAAGCTTCTCATATCCATTCATGGCCTATCTCCAACACTTTGTGCATTTTCTATACTTTGGTTTTCCCTTATTTTTACCTTTTTTATTAAGAATCTTTAACACACCACTGACAGTTGTCTTTAAAGGTGTCGCACCCTTTAGTGATGCACATGCAGGGTTTGAATGAAAAACAGTTCCGTTTTCAAGATAATAAGCAACTGCGCCTTCATCGTAAGTTTTCTTATTATCCTCCGTAGATGCCTTTGTTTTTCTATTGTTGGAACTTCCTGTGGAAGTATCCGTGGATTTTTTCTCTGAGCTATCCGCTGATTCATCTGCACCGCTTTCCATAATATTCTGCCATACAAGTTCTAACTGCATGGTATGTACACCGTTTTCAAATGTATGTGTATCACTTGTGATATAAAATTTCCCGTTCAGTCCTGTTGCCTTGTCATAAATAACAATGCTTCTCCCGGAAACCGCTCTGATATTTCCAATCGCCTCAACAGACGCCTCTTTTGTGATTCCGACCATAAGCGCTTCCGCCTCTTTCTTTGCGTTCACGCCATCTTCCTTCGTATATGTTGACTGATAAATGCCATATTTCTGTGTCAGCTTTTTCTTTTCAACTTTTCCTACCTGCTGCATGCTTTCATTGTAAATTTTGACCAGGTTTACCATATTATCCGTGGTATCTGAATAACTCGCATCCGTGATATCTTTTCCCTGATCCAGCGTCACTTTTGAGTCTTTCCCTTTCACGATTACAGATAATTTCTTACCATCCATCGTCAGCATATATTTTTTCTTTGTTTTTCCAACAGCTTTTCTATATGCTTTCAGAATTATTCCATAAAGATTTTGATCTTCAAATATCAATTTCGGAATATTTACGCCCGTTTTCGCCAAATCGCTGCATTTAATTCCCGCCTCTGTGCAAATCTGTTTTGTAATCTGCTCCGGTGTTTTGTTAACGAACTTTCTTGACGTGCTTGATCTCAGCAGATAATGCATAAAATCCTTTGCCGTATAGGACGCAGTACCGATCGCAGCACTTTTTTCTCTGCTTGTGATCACACCAATAAACAATTTTTCTTTATCTGAATATAGTGTCACTATGTCTCCAAGTTTTATTGAGGCATTTTTAAATCCTTTGTCATATGGATTTACCGGAATAGAGAATGTAATCTGACGCGATGCCTGTGTGTCAGTACCGCTCCATTCCACCTTTTCAAAATTAAGCTGTACCTTATTCCAGTAAAGTTTTATCACTTAACCACCACCTTATATCCGATCAAGGCAACAGTCTCCTTTTTCTTAAAATTTTTTCTTTTTGCCTTATTCACCACTGCAATATTATTTTTTCTAACAGTTTTCCACGTTTTTGATGAACCAAGATACTTTTTTACCACCTTGGGCCAAGTGTCGCCCTTTTTCCATGTGTGTGTAGACCCTTTCTTTTTTGTGCTAATGCGTTTTGCTGCCACAACCTCTCTGTATTCTTTCAGTGTAAGTGTGTATTTGACGTCTCCTGATCCGTCATTTTCTCCATGAACAAATGATTCGATCGTGCAAAACATGTTAACATCTGTTTCTGTGATAATCAGATGTACTGTTGTGTTTTTTTCATATAAATTTTTCAATTTTTTACAATAAAAATTATATGGATCATGGTATTTTCCGTGTCTAAAATTATATTTTTTCGAAGGAAAAAAGGACTCCAATGTAATACTGTAGAGTCCTCTTTTCCCCTTCAAGTTAATTTCTCCAAGGTTGTGAATGTATAACGACTGATTGTTTTGTGATCCGGAAATTTCAAATGACTCAGGGTTTACCGGAAACAAAATTGATTTTTTTTCATTATCCCAGTTCAGGTATATATCCATCGTCATTTCCTCCGCCGTTGTTCTGGATTTCTTCCAGTTTTTTTGCAAATTTATCAATAAATTTGTCCATGTCCTCTTCTTTTTTAAACACTATTGTGTCGGCAATCTTTTCAATCACAACACCAGTTCTTCCTTTCGATGCTGCTCCGTCCTGATATGCTTTTCTCAGTGACTTGTCATGCGGGTACACTCTCGTCCCACTCGGAAGATCCACGATCTCCGCTCCGCGGTCATGAATCATTGCGGGGCCGCCTTTCCAGTCCATAGTTCCAGAATACAGCATCGGAATGGTTGGCAAGTTTATATGGAAGTCTTTTCCTCCAACTTCTGGTACCCAGTCCGGGATTGTAACACCAATATTGTTAATACCGGCGATTGCTCCATTGATCAAACCAATCACTGCATTCAGTGGCGTTTTGCAGAGTCCAGCTAGTGATTCAAACACTCCGGCAAATATCTCTTTTAAACCTTCAAATGCTTTCCTCCAGTTTCCGGTAAATACTCCCGTCAAAAAAACGATCAGACCATCAAATATTTTTAAAACTCCGCCTATTGTATCCTCAGCAGAAGTTGCCAGTCCTTTCAGGAATCCAATCGCAGCTCCTATCGCTCCACCAAGCACACCTTTAAATACTTCCTTAGCAATTCCCCCGATTTTTGTCATTACAGGCTGAATTGCCACCCACAGCGCTTTTGCGTGTTCGCCTATTTCTGTGAATTTTCCTCCAATTGGTGTCAGTTTTTCTTTCAAACTATCACCTGAAGCTCCACATGTCTGCATGATTTTCTGAACATATCTAAACACCTTTGTGGCTGTGGCTTTTATTTTATCCCAATTTTTATATACAAGTACCCCGGCAACCACCAGTCCTGCAAGTATAGTGATCACAATTCCGACCGGGGAAGTAACAAGTCCTGCGATTGTACCAAATGTTTTAAATGCCTTTCCAACCTTTCCGACTGCCGTCACTACTTTCCCGATCGTCGAAACTGTTTTGCCAAATACCAAGATTGTTGGTCCGATTGCGGCTGCGATCCCAGCATATTTCATAATGTTTTTCTGTGCAGCCTCATCCAGGTTGTTAAACGCATCGATCATTCCTGTGATCTTATCAATTCCTTTTTGCGCCGGTCCTGCCAGGTTACTTCCTATGCTGTATGTGAATACATCAAACGTTGATTTCAGCTTTTCAATCGAGCCTCCGACACCACTCAATAGCGAGTCCGCCATTCCCTTTGCTGTACCGTCCAGATCATCCAGCGAGTTCCTGTAATTTTGTACTGTCTCCGGAGCTGTGTTGATCAAAGTAAGCCATTTCCCCATCTGATTCTTGCCAAAAATTGCTGATGCTGCCTGCATCTGTTGTTCCTGCGTTAACCCCGCAAATGCATCATGTAACTGTCCCTGCACTTCTACCATGCTTTTCATGGTTCCATCCGCGTTTGTAACGTTTAGACTTAACTTTTTAATCCACGCCGCGCCATCTTTGGCCGGTGATACCAATCGCGCAAGTCCGGTTTTCATAGCGGTTGCGCCTTCTGATCCTGAGATAAAGTTATCTCCAAATACATCCGTGACTGCTGCCAAATCCTGCATAGACCAGCCTACTGTTTTAAAGATGGATGATCCGACGCTCATTGCTTCAAACAGATCTGACGTCGTTGTGTTTGCCTGCGCCTGTGCCTGGGCAAAAATATTTGCCGCATCGCTCGCTGTTAATCCCTGCGACTCAAATACTTTTAAAGTATTTCCTAATCCGGATGTGACTTCCGATAGATCTGTTGCCGTTCCTGCCGCAAGCGATAACGCCGGCTCCAACATCTCCGCTGATTTTTTTGCATCAAATCCCTGCCTTGCAAAATTTAATGTCGCATCCGCAGCTTCATCCATTGTAAAAACAGAATTTGCCGCCGCTTTTTTTAATGCACCTTCCAGATCACCTGTCGCCCATTTTGTATCGCCCATCGTTGATTCAACAAGCTTCAGCGTTTTATCCACATTACCGAAGTTTTGAACTGCTGCCACACCCATGCTTGCCACAGGCACTGTGATTGCAGTTGTCAGTTTTCCTCCGACTGCAGATATGCTGTTTCCCGCTTTTTCAATGTCTTTTCCAGCTTTGATCCATTGACCTGAACTGTCTTTTAAACTTGCCCCGACTGCATTCAGCGGACTGGATATTTTGTCAATCAGTCGGAGCGTTACGTCTACTATTTTCCCTGCCATAATATCTCCTTACTGATTGCTCATGGTTTCAATTTTATCTGCTTCTTCCTTGCGTTTTTCTGCCTCATAGTGCATAAACGCTCGTATTACCTGTTTCTCTCCATACCCCATCCGGTAATACTCTGATGGTTTCATGTTGTGATAACGAAAAAGGAGGTACATTAATTGCACCTCCCAATTCGTTTCAATCAGTTTTTTATTTCTTCCTCGTTTTCCTCTGTCAGCACTCCAGATAATTCCGAAATTGCCGATGATATATCTTTTGCTTCCATGCCAAACAGCATTTCTGCTAATTTAATCGCCGAATCGCATCCAAAATGTTGCTGCAAGTTTTTATCTCTTAAATCTGGCTCAACACATCCTTCCACGCAAGCAATTAAAGATGCGTCATACACCTTTGAGAAATCCACTTTTCCATTACTGTCAATCTGATGTGCTGCAATATCATTTAATCTTCTTGCTTTGATTTCACGGATCTTTACATCCACCGGCTCATCTGTTTCAAGAATTTTTGCAAGTCTGCGTGATTTAAACACACCTGTTTCCAGTTCTTCCGCTTTTTTTACATCCGCTTTTAATAATTCATCTACTAAATTCATGCTTTTTTCCTCCTAAAATGTATCGATTGTGTCTAAAACATCCCATCCTGTAAATGTGAACGGGTAACTTTCTTCTCCGAGTTTTTTCGCTTCCCAGCTGGCTATCGTCATTTCATCAAACGTGCAACCTGTCAAACGAATTCTTTCTATTCCGTCTGATGCAGGGTCAGCTAATTTTGTAATAATTGTGCAGGTCGTTGATTTTCCGGCTTTCAGATTGTCGCTCATTTTCTTAATGAAATATGATGAAACTTTATTTAATTTCACAGTTCCTTTACAGTCGATGCCGGTTACCTTGTGACCTTTCGCAAGACTCCCTGTCTGTTTCACTTCTGATTTTTCAATGGACACTTTTGCTTCAAGACCCGTCACTTCTGCCATGTAGTAGTCGTCAATCCATAATTCTCCAAAAGTACCATTGATCTGTTTATCTGAGTTGTATTTCAATCCATCCATGATCTTTCTCCTTCTTAAATTGCGATTGGAAGCACAATATCCTCGATTGCGTCCAGAATTGATAATTTGCATGTCAGAAATACATAAGATCCGGTGTTTGCGGTCTTAATATCATCATCCGACATGGAATCTACATTTTCCCCGTTATCTTTTAAGTAAGCCCTGTTTGCACTGACATCAATTCCGATTTCATAGGACTGGATTACGTCGTCCGTAATTAACCTGTCAAAATAATTGCTAATAGCAGAAATTAACAGGCACTTGTTGTCGTACTTGTTTGGATATTTTCCGATGTAGCTGTCCTCTGCCGTCATCCGGATATCATTTGCGATCATATCCATGACATCTACTACCTTAATTTTTTGAAACTGTTTATTCTTTTTATCCGTTAACGTGGTTAATGAGTTCACACCTCTTGCTGTCTTTACTTTCTCGCCGTCCCACCAGACAATAAACTTCCCTGCATCAACGGCTGCATCCATTTCTTCTTTTGTGAGTCTCTTGCAATCTGTCAGCTCACTCAATGGCGCATATGTGCATGAGATCGATAACGGCGTTCCGGCAATAATTCCAGCAATTCTCGCGCAGTACTGTTCTGTGGTGTACTTTTTATCGTTCACCATCACCTCTTCTGTTGCATAATTGATGATTCCTTCATTATCACCAGTTGTGTTTGGAAGTACTGCTTTGATCAGTTTATTTGCTGCGCGCTGCGCTTTTACATATGACACGACAGCTGTTGTCTGCTCGTCCGTTTCCACTGTCGGTACTACAAGGTAGTCAAATTTAACAGTTTTTAAATAATTAAGCGCTTCCGAATAATCTTCCGCACTGTCCTGAATTACATAAGCGATCACTTTTTTCGGTGCATTAATATATCCCATCAGTGCAAGATTAATCTGTTCCTGATTTTCTTTTTTTAACGACGTCGGAACATCCTCTGCGGATGTACACACGATCGGATTCTTAATTAATCCTAATGATGTCTCTTTCAAAATCATTGCAATGATTCCTCTGTCGCCACGTTGTACTGCTGTTGCTGCCATCTCCGTGAAGGAGATTGTAATACTTGGCATTCCCATCTTTTATTCCTCCATTTCTTTTTCTGTGATAACCCGCTCTACCAGCGGTTCATTTACTTCATGTACAATTTTTTCCAGCCACTCCAGTCCGATCGATATCTCTGGAACGTTTCTATCTGTACCCGCATACTGCCAGTCAAAATCTGTAACATTCAGTGATTTTTTTTCGATTTTTACATTCAATCCAAAGAGATCCTGGACTTCCTGTATCATCCGAAGCATTTCTTCCTCATCCACCTGTTTTTGCAGAATGGTGATGTAAAACACCACCTGATGGTGGCGCGTGTTATAATTTACCGGAGACGCATCAATCGGTCTGATTTGTGTAAAAAAACATGGCCTGTCGTATCCTTCTACGACGGCCATGCTGTAATATTTGTATTTTGTTTTCGGATATTTGGTCTGTAAAAGTGCATTCAGCCCTTCTTTCAATTCGATTAATGTTATATCAATCCCTCCTCCCGTAAGAGTTGGTTAACCATTTTCTCCACACCTTCCGGTATTGCAATCTGTCTCTTTCTTGATGCCGCATCCATGAAATGATATCCAGGTGTGAAACCTACATCACTGCCTCCGCTCTTAATGGAGATTTTCTTTTTTCCTCCATTTACTTTAATAGTTCTGGTTCTCGGAACTACCTGATAGTGACCATTTTCCAACAAATGAAAGTGTGGTGATTTTGCAGAAATTTCCACAAATTGACTGCTTCCATATCCTCGTACCGGGCCTATTTCATAAGAACCTGACTTTGCAAGTGACATTTTCGATGTTCCATCCGTATCTGTATCATTTTTAACCTGTTTCGTTACATCTTTTCTCAATTCTTTTGCCTGCTGATTCAATAATACACCTGCTTTGTCCGGGTAATTTCTGACAAACATTTGAAAACTTTGTGTTAAATCGTCAAGCCCTTTAACTTCCATCGATATCATATTATCTGCCATCCGGTATCTCCTCCTTATTCACACGTTCATAGCAGTAGATTTCTAACATTTTGTGTTCAAAATCCACATCTATAACGCTGTTTATTGCATAAACAGTTCCGTTATACCTGATATAACAATTTGTGTCGATTCCTTCCAGATACCGCACATAGCACTTATGTGATACCCGGCTCTGTATTTTCTGAACCTCATAAAACTCTGTTCCGCGGATCGGATAAAATGATGCCCACACGGTCTTCATTTCTTTCAATCCCTGTGTGGTCTGCCCCATTTTATCTTCTGTCTCTCCAAGTTTTAAAAATGTGATCCGTCTATTCAGCTTTCCTATATTCATAGTTCTCATATGCTGCTCCTAAAGAAGATTCACAGAGTGCAGATTTAAGATCGTCTTTACTGCCGGATTCATATTTGTCGATTTATAATCGATCATCAGATTCCTGTTGTCAAACATGTCCATTACCAGCACAAACAGTGCTTGTGTGATGTCTGCATGTTCATCTAACTCCTCTTCCTTTAATCCGGTATACGCGGTGATCATTGCCACCGCGCTCTCCCTCATTCTCTTTAACTCATTCAGCTCAATGTCTGACGGATCATCCAGCCTGGCGTATTCCGCCAAAATCGTCTCGTCGACTTCACTTGCTTTCATAAGCTACCTCTTATTTTCCTGCACCCATCACAAGTGCTGCGATCATCTCCGCATTCTGTACTTTTGCGTCAAATTCTACAAATCCAAGCACTTCAACAACATGCTGACGTGCTTTCGTCTCTCTGAGCACATCAATATTGATTTCCTCAGAAACTTTCACAGCCAGACCCTTGTAATCACCGTAGTAGATCGCCGTCTTTCCTGCCGCCATGGTATCCATCTGTGCGGATGTGTAAACATCTTTGCCGAATAATGTGTATCCCCATCTGGAAGTTGCGTCTTCGTTCAGCAGATAGTTTCCCTGCCCGTCTTTCAGCTTTCTAATCGCTTTTCTTGTCGCTTTGTTCATGATAAAGTAAGCATTCGTCTGATATTTGTCCGGCACAGCTTCCTGCAGATCAATAATCTCATCTGATGTAACTTCCGTAGCCGATTTAGCGGTAACTTTCTGCGTCACGCCGGTAAGTCCATCTACTTTTCCAGGTGTCCCGTACAACAATTCTTTTTCAAGGAATCTTGCGATTGATAATGCCATTCTGTCAACGACAAAATCCACAATATTAAACTGTGAATTGTTAATCAGACTCTTTGACACATCTGTAATAGCCCTTGCCAAAAAACCTCCAAGTGTGATGCTTGCAAATTTACCGGATGAAGATTCTCCCTCCGTAAACTCGTCACAGTATTCCATCTTAATATCCTTTGTTGACTCGTCATAATACGGGATTGAAAGAGAACCTTTTACGTTATAACGGTCTGCATCCTGGTAGATTGGGCAGATATCGACCACCTTAGTGATGATTTTATTTGCGATCGTGGATGGAATCACCGCCCCATTATCCGTTTTAATCATGTTGGAGTCTTCTCTTTCCTCCACTTTCCCGCGGATAAAAGCATCAAACTCAGCAATATCCCTCTGCTCAAGATCACGTTTTTCCAGCTCCGGATTGTTTTCTTTTCCTTTTTCATTTTTCACTACCGGTAGGACATCCTCATCCAGATCACGGGTTGCCTGGATCGCACGGATCGATGTATCAATTCCAAGAATATCTTTTTCTAATTCTTCAAACTTTTTCATCTCCTCCTCATTCAGGCTTCTCTCTTCCGCATCCGCCGCATTCACAAGTTTTTTCATTTCCTCCTGTTTTGCAGTTCTCTGCTCTGTCAATTTCTTTAAGTTCATAAACTTAGGCATTTTATTTCCTCCTGTTTTTGTATTAAAAAAGCAAGCTAAACGCCTGCCCTTGTTGCTAATATTCTGTTATGGAATTTATAATTATTTGTTTTTCTTTCTGTCAGATCTACCGTTTCCATCCTGTCATCCATGCTCCGGACTTCGATAAGATCATCATCTCTCGTTTCAATGGACGTTCCACTATATGCAGGGTTTTTTCTGTCATCCAGGATAGAGACTTCTTTTAATTCCAGCTCCCGAAGTTCCCGATGTGACATGTCTGATTCTTTTTCCCAGGAATCCCTGATCGGAATGAATCCGAATGACCATCCCACCAATTTTCCCTCGCGGGCTTTTTTTATCACTTCTGCATCCCGGATCTCACATTTACATCTGAGCCCAATGCTATCCTCGTAAATCTTTGTGTTTGTATCCCTGGTAGAAGTAAGTTCTTTTGAATAATCGTGGTTCAGCAGGACTTTCACGTCGTACCCTGTCCGTTTCGCCCGATCCAGTGAACGTTGGAAAGCTCCCGCTTTGATTTTTTCCACAAACGGTCCATTCGCATTGCGCAAAACTTTTGAATCCCGCTCAACGGCATTTACATAGCCGTCAATCAGCACGGAATCCGCTCTGATTTCAATTTTCATCTCCTGTATCATCCCCTTCTTGCTGTTGCACCGGTGCAACTTCATCTTTTTCAGGCACTGCTGCCTCTGCTCCCATTTCCGACATTTTATTTGTATTTGGGGTATAGATTTTATTTTCTTTCGGATAATAAATTACATCCTGCAGTCCTAATTTGATAAAATCTAAGCCAAAAGCCGGCAATTTTTCATTTTTTCTGACCTCATCCAACTGCATAAATCCCGAATCCAACGCTATTTTATACGCCGCAAACCTCTTTTCAATGTCTCCCTTAGTTAGGTCTGTATCATCAAACGCAAAAAACATTGTTGTTTTTTCATCTTCTCTGAGCATTGCCCGGTTAATTGCCGTGGCAAACCGTACCAGAATCGGCATGATACAACCCTGAAAATACTGTTTTTTATCCTCTTCCGTGGAATTTCCATTGATAATCGATGGTGGAATCAGGAAGATCTTACAGGCGTCCTTATTATTTGTCTCTTTATTTTCATTCAACTGCATTTCCACAGATGTACTGGATGATTCCTGGAACTCCAATCCGTCATTCAGTACCACGACATTCTCTGTGTTATTTGCATAAAGCCTTCTGAATGCCTCTTTCAGCATGTCCATAACTTCTTTTGCTACTTTACTTTTGGCTTTCAAGAAACCTTTTTTATTTCCACCTGTTTTCACAAGATTCTTTTCATACTTCTGTGAGCTGTAAATGATATCCATCAGCTCCGGTGATTCCTCTGTGATCGGTTTCCCATAACATCCATTACGGGTGTTTCTCAACAATTTGATGAATTGCCACGGTTCATATATATATCCGCCCACTTCCAACTGGTAATCTTTGAAAATTGGATCTGTATTTTTGCGAAATCCAATCCGTTCCGCTTCTACATAGTGAATAGACTGTATCTGTCCACCGATCCAATTTACGAATGCATATCCTCCGCGGCTTAAAAACATGTCTACAACCATTGCTTTTTTAAACTGCACCGCATCCAGTGTGTCTCCTGTATCGTCATTTAAAAGAAATGTTCTCGGATCATCTGTCACTTCCTCGATCCTATCTCCATTTCTCTTATACAGTTTGATTTTTAACGCAGACACTGTATCAGCAATCATGTTTATACATGCTGCAATCGCCGGTATATTCATTACCGTATCTCTGTCTACTCCATCCTCTCCAAGCAGTGACCGCAGTAGCGGTTCAGATACCACCTGTGCATCAGGTGTTGTGTCTTCTCTTATTTCCGGCTTTTTTTTATTTCTGTTGAAAAGTCCCATGTCTCCTCCTCATTTAGAACTGCACGAAGTAATCAGATTCTCCATAAAGCAGTTCCTGCTCTATCAGGTATGTACTGTTGATATTTCCAACCACCTGGTCAACCTTTTCTTCCGACTTTTTCTTATTAACGTATTTATTTTTATTTGTATCCTCTGTGCACCTTGCATTTTGAAAGTTTATTTCCAGCATTAAATTTGCGTCATAAAAATATCTTCCAGACAGGATGCACTCTTTCAGCCATTTCGTCGGGCTGTGAAGTACACTTGAATGCTGTTTTATTTCAACGCAGATATATCCTGCTTTTTCAAACTTCTGAACACTAGATAATGCGTTCCATTTGTCATACCCGATCTGAACGATCTCAACTCCCAGTTTTTCTTCCAGCGTCAGAACATATTCTTCTACCGCTGTGTAATCGATTACTTCATCTCCGCATGCAATACAGCATCCATTCCTGATCAGCGCGTTATAATCAACGCCCTCTTTCTTTGTTTTTTGCGCGATACGCCCTGCCGGGATGAATCCGATTGTCCTTGTATATAAAACTGCATCATCTTTTGTCGTTCCATCATAAGTTTTCATGTCGACACAGACATTATCCTCTGTCATTGATAAATCCAGCCCCAGCCATACTTTACGGCCATGCCACCATGCATCATCTTTCTGACGTTTTCCCTTACGGACCTTTGTTATTTCAACATAACCTTCAACTCCAAGTCCTTTGTACTTGATGTTATTGTGCTTGCACAGATAATTTTCTCTTTTGTTTTCATAATCAATCGCATCTGTTCTTTTATCCACGATCTTTCTGAAAATCCTTTTGTTTGTACACGCTACCGGGTTGCTTTGATAGATGCAAAGGTCATTGTTCTGCCATTCATCCCCCTGCCACAGGTAATCATCTGGCACATAAATCAATGAAAACATCCGCCTATCTTCCCGGAGTCCATCAAGCACCTTCTTGCCCTTGTCAACCTCATCGATCATGACATTGTTATCATTTGGATATTCAGTGCTTAGGATGATTCCAAGTGCATTTAATAACGTAATCTGGCCGGATCGCATTGCTTCAACCGGATACGAGTCCATCGTCCCCGCCTCATCCGCAAGAAATGCACTGGGTAGTTTTCCATCCATTTTGTCTTCGGAATAAGCAAGCGGCGTGTATTCACTCTCTGTCAACAGACACCGGATCTCACTTCGCAGTGTTTTAAATACAGGTTCTAACTCATCACTCAGAATCGGACTGCTCTTTATAATTTTCTTAATTGCCACCTGTAGCTCTTTTGACAATTTTAAGTCCGGTGCAACTGAAAAGAACCGCGAAAATCGCGGCTCTGTCAGCATCAGCAGAATAAAAATCACTGCTGCATTGAACGTTTTAAAGTTTTTTCTGGCAATTTTTAAAAGCGCTGTCTCGTAAAACCGAACCTCAATATTATCATCCGGATCTATCATTTTTGTACAAAAAACAGCTGTTATAAAAAATGCTGCATAATCTTCCAATGACTCATCCAGTGGGTTGTGTAAGTCTGGATGCACCATCAGATGCAAGAGCTTCCAGATCTTTTCATAAGTCTGCTCGCTCACATATGCCTCTGGATCTTCTCCGTCTGCAATCTTTTTCCAGGCTTCACACTGCAGCTTCACATAATGCGGTACTTTATCATTACCCGATTCTATCGCCCATGTACAGTACTTGTATGCCCTACTTTTTTTTATCTCCAAATTAACCACCGCCCAATGCTTCTAATAGTGGATTTGTCGGTTTCTCCGGCTCTTTTGGAATACTTCGGAGCATTGCTGCCATGGTCATGCCCGACTCTTTTTCAATCGCCAAGAGCATTGCGCGTTTTTTATCTATTTCCTTGTCGTATTTTATCAATGTAGCCGATAATCTCGCCATTTTATCTGCAAATTCAATAGATAACTCAGCTTTTCTTTCCGCATCCAGTTCGGCGAGCACATTCTTTTTGAACAGTGTGTTCATATTTTTCATATTTGTTTTCACTGTTTTTCTGAAATCTTCCAGGTCCCTGCATTCCGCCAGAATCAAACAGTAACGATTTATCACCGTCTCGTACATTCTGTCATTTTTTCCGATTTTATCCAAAAGTCCGGTTACTCTATCCCATTCCATTGATGCTTTTTTATTTTCTTTTACCTCTGGAAACTTCTTAATCTGTTCACCTGACTGCATGCCATCTTCTGCACGTTTTCTCGATGCCAATTCTTTTTTTGTCCTATGCGCTTTGTCCTCCATCTGGATGACGCTCACTGGTTTTGATGGTCTGGCCATAAGCACCTCCAATAAAAAAATCGTTCATTTTGGGAATTTTTTGTCTTTAAAGGTGGGGCGTCGGTCTTTTAGAACAGAAAAAATCGCCGTAAAAAATAGCGGGGGGATAGTCTGCATCAACCATGGTTAATATACCAAAGGTGCATCCGCATCTTCTCCTGCGTCATGCATAGACTTAAGTGCAAGCTCGCGCTGTGTCTCTCTGGTTATAATACCAGCCTCACACATCTCATGATGTACACAGCACACAGTGATAAGATTATCGCCATCCATACGCTTTGTATAATCCTCTTCAATCGGTATAATATGGTGCACCGATAAATCTTTTGTATTGTATCTGTTAAGCGTCCCTTTAAGTCCTGCCTTACAGCATAAGCACATGTACTTGTCCCTGTCTCTGATTCGCAATGACGTGTTAGTCCACGCATTTGTTTTTCTAAATTTCGAAGCATCTGTTTTCTTCCTCGTGCTCCACCTTTTTTCCATTGCCTGTTTTTTTTGAGCACACATGATTTTTTTATCATGTATGCGTCCGCAATAATTACATGAATTTAACATTTTTCTCACACAAAAGGAGTTGTTTTCTAACAGATAATCAGAAAACAACTCCTCATCTAAATGGTTAAAAGGAAGTCTTAGTGAGGTTTTCACCTTTTTGCTAATACCATATTAGCACTTTTGGTTCTGTAATGTCACTGACACTATACTGTAATTGTACTGACATCATGCTGACATTCAATCAATGTTTACCATTTCATGCGCTTCTTTGTAGATTCTCCATTCCTGGCGCACAGAATATCCTTCCTTTTCTGCTATTTCATTAACAGATAAGTCTTCTAAATAAATCCCGCATAATAACCGGTTATGTTTCGGCGATTCCACAGTATCGATATACTGCTGTACAATTCGTTTTTCATCCGCCGCCCTTCTCAAAAAAATATCCCGTCTCTTTTCAATATCTGCCTTTTTTACAATTAAATCCTCGGTCGTCATGTGGTTCCCGCCTCTCGGCATATCTGTGATTCTTTTTGAACCAACCGCCTCCGCCCTGTTTTCCAACTCGTCCGCCTGTTTCTGAAGCTCTTTCGCCATTTCCATCAATTTTCTATATCTCTCAAGTTTCCTCTTAATATCCTTCTGCACCTCTGCCTCCTGCACTGCATAAAGCCGCTTATGCATATCTCATTTTTTTCAATCTCGCCATGAATGTTATTGTTACTTGTATCGGCCATACCTGCCCGTATCTCTTATTTATCTCTGCCGTGATTTCTTCCGGTGTCAACTGCTGCTCGGACTCCTTCATGATCTCTAATACTTTTTTCTCCTGATCTGATAAATTTTGCATGTTATTTTCTCCTTTATAATTATATTTGTAATTTCTGTATAATTATAATTTACATGTGTAATGTTGTCTACTGCTGCATATGTATTAAATGTCAGTTTATTTAATCAAAATCACATCTTTTTTATTCTTAGCTATATAGTACATATCTTCATCGTTTTCATTTGCATGCTCAGCGCGATAGCATATATCGCAATTTGCAGACTGGCATTCATAGCAACCATCGCATTGACATCCGGCGCAATCCATAGCCCTGAAATTCTTAATATTTTTCATGCATACACCTCTTTAAAATTTCTAATTTAAGCCCGTCCCATTACCATTATTGTTATTGTCATTAATATGCCCCAGTAAACAATTTCACACAAATCTTTCTTTTCTTTTGCTTCATCCATTTCTTTGAATATTGAAAGTATAATCATAAATGCGATTACTTTAAAAATCATTTTGTCAGCACCTTTCTTCTTCCACTTCTACGACTAACAATTTCTAATGTGTCCCTGCTCTCCGATATTACCATCCAGTGATCCGGTACCAGGTTGTTATTTGATATAATTTCTTTTTGTGCTCTTGTTGGTTTGCTTGGCTGTTTCATGTTCTATGACCTCCCTTATCTGTCATGTTTACTTTCTTAATCCCCCTATTACTGCCTGGAATACTGTTTTTCCATCTATTATTCCGCAACTTGCGTCTAATATCACTCCATCTGTAAGGTTAATCCATTCTTCAACTTTACGGTTGAATAATCCTTTATCGGTTTCACAAATCGCTTTTACATATCCGTACCTCTCTGCTTTTTTACAACTCATTGTATCTCTTTCCTTTGGCACATTCTTTGTTGCAGGCATTGATTTCTCAATCATTTCATCCCCTCCGTCATCCTTCACGATCTCTATTGCATCTATCAAAGTCTCTATTATGTATCCATATTTCAAATAATCCTTATCTTTAAGGTCACGCAGCCTTCGATAAGTAGATTTCATATCCTCCAACTGCTCCACAACCTTGTCCGGGTCATAGGCGGTCGGCTGTGCATCCACAAAATCAAGAATTGCTTTCATTTGGCTGTTGTTATACTGTCTACCGTTAAAAACCAAGTTATCAGCATCAATCAATCTCATCGTTTTCCCTCCTGTTCCATGCTTCTACAAATTCACCCCAGTCATAAGTACCAGTGCAAAACTCCAAGCCACATTTGCAATGAATGTTAATAGGGTCGCCACCACTATCTGGGTCAATAAATGTCGGGTGTCAATCCATACTTGGCTCATACACATCTTTTTCAATATCTATACTGTGTCCGCAAAACGGGCATGGCTTAAGTTCTTCATTCATTCTTCGTTTTCCTCCCATTTCTCACATGTATCATCCAGTCTCCGAAAATCTGCACAATGTTCACTGTCTCCATTGCAACAAACGCCCTCATATTCAGCGTAGTATTTACATGTACTGCAATATTTTTTTGTTATTGATTCATTCTCCGTCATGACTCTATCTTTCATTTCTGCCAATTCCTCCTGAATGAATTTTGTGTAACCGATTCCACAATTTGTAAATCCTCCCGCTCTATACGCTATGGTTCTCGGCATCCTACACCTCCAACAGTTCCGGATTATCAATCGCATTACCGATTACCTCTATTTCGCCGAAATCAACATCGAAAAATCCGTACATAGCACATCCGCATTGTGCCAGTTCCCATGCTGCGTAATTCTCACTCCATCTAATCAGATATGGCTCTTTGTCATCATCATTATGCTTTATGGCAATGTCATTCTCGAAGATCAGTTTGTTGTTCTTATTAGGCATTGCGGTGCACTGGCAGACGGTTTCTGGGTCTACTTCGACCATGTTCGGGATATCATTGGTCATTCCCCATAGGATATATCTTCTCTCCCAGATACCATATAAATATCCTTGTATCCATTCGCCATTATCTTTCCGCTTTCCACGGAATAAATATCTATTCTCCATCACGTTTCACCTTTCTTTCTTTGATCTGCTCTAACATGATCCTCGATACCTCTGGAAGTCTTAAGCTCTCCATGCATCCATTATGCAGACCGCTTTCCTCATTCCACTTTGCCACCGGGCATTTCTTGCAGAGAGTGTTCGTGCAGAACTCTCCGATCTGCCGGATAGTCAGTTCTTTATCTGTCATGTGCACTGTTCTCATCTCCTTTGCAAAATCCTCTATGTTCATGCACGGAGAAAGAAATACTTCCGGTCTGCTTCATGTAAGTTAATTTTTCTCCGGTCAACTCGCATTTGTGTTTACGTTCGTTCAAATACTGACATCTTCCATCACAATACATCGCTTTCCCCCTCCATTTCTTTCAGCTTGGCTTCGGCTTCCTCTCTGGTAAGGAATATCCTTTCGCCAATGTCGCACGGTAAATAGCAACTCTCACCCATATCAGCGTCATTTATAACATCAATTCTCATAATAGTTCTGTCTTTATGAATCTGCTTGATATATAACTGGATAACGTGCATCATAATAACTGGCTCTTTCGCTCCTTTATTTACCCGATACAAAGTATCTCCAACCTTGCACGGCAACCGCAGAAGTAATCCCTGCTCTTCGGCTTGCTCTCTATTTGCAAGTCTTTCCGCAATCTCTTCCAGGGCTTTGTATCTTCCATCTTTCGCAAGCTGGGTAATGGTAATTCCCTCATCATCCGGTAAATCTGCTGGATGAAATAAAACTTCTCCATTCTCTGCCACATATGTTAATCTCTCCATGCTATCCCTCACTTTCTGCCTTAAGCCATTGTTCCACCTCTGTAACAGAACACATTGCTACGCCGCCCTCAATGGTCTTTACGCTACCCTGCTCATATGTTTCGATTGAGCAAAGGAAATCTAAAAGTTCTTCATCCGTCATGCTCCGGATCCGGTCTGCATTGGTCTGCGGTCTGCATTCTTTCACAATCTCAAAGCACTCATCCTTCCAAGCTAAAACATTTTCTAGCTTATAGGAACTGTAGCCAACATGATAATAGTCCTCTCCGATTTCCTTGTACTTGATTTCGTAATATGGCTTTTTTTCTATCATTGTTACGATAATATCTAAGCAGGAAACTTTAATGCGTTCCGTTTTGCTATCCCGTGCCGCAGTTCTTATACACTCAATCATGACTTTCCTCGCTTTCTGCAAGTTTTGCATATTTCCAATCACATACATATGCCGGATCTTCAGCACTCCATGATGTAGTGCCCTGTTTCCGTGCATACACTAATCCGTTGTTGTATTTTGCAAAATATCTCCGATCCCATCCACAGGATTCGCTATGTCTCACAAGAATCGGTGTATCAACTGGAACTCTACTCCAATCAACCTGTGGTTCAATCGGTTCGACATATTCGCTGTTCGCCCATTTTCTCGTCTTTATTTCACAATCTCTTATTGTGCCGCCATTAAAATTACACTCGTTGCACTGTGTTTTTCTGCAATTTTCCAGCTTTCCATTAACGACGGCAATGCTCCCCCATTGCACGCGATTTCAATAATCTCTTTTGCATATTTTTCTCTATTCAGCATCTTTCTTCTCCTTCCCGTACCGTAACTGATACGGTACTTCTTTGAATCTCTTTAATGCTTCCTGATCCGGGTATTTTGATATTCTTGTTTATCGCTGTACCATTGCCTTAATGATCTGGCGGCGTTCTTTTCCGTCTCTGTGCATGTAAATCCCTCCTAAACTCCCGTAACTTCCCGTATTCTCTCTGATAGTTCCGTCTCTCCTCCGTTTAAGATCTCAATCTCTTTTGCAGCATCTTTCAACATTTTTTTCATAGACTCGACACCGTCTCTTTCATAACTTTTCTTGACCGCTTTTCCATCGATCACTGCTGCAATGGTCGGGATCTCTTCAAAAGTGTTCCTGTATGTTTTCTGAATTTCCTCAACCTGTGGTTTTGCTACATCTGCTTTTTCCAGTGTCTCGCCCAGGATTCCAAGTGTTAATTTCTGCTGTTCTGCCCGTTCCAGTTCTTTCTTTGCTTCCTCTTCCAGTTTTTCATCCAGGATTCTATGAAAATTCTCATACATTCTGATTCCTTCGTCACTATCCCCAAGAATATCCGTGATGATCGTCTTTAATGCTTCTCTCTGCTCCGTTGCCGTTGTCTGTTCAATGCATCCCATCGCCCGTGCAAATTCCTGATGCGGTGCTTTCGTGTCTCTTGTATAAAAGAGCATTGCATCCCTGTCTTCCTCGCGGTCTGTAAATGCCGGAAATATAAATCCTGTATCTGGTGCTCCGACTACCGCATCCCTGATCCTGTTTATAATCCTGTTCTCCTCCTCGCTGTATGCCAGTCCTGGAGCTGTCAGATTTACCGGGCAAATCGCACAGAGCAGATATTCATACACATCCTCTGACTCGTCTATCTTGTTATTATCTGAGGTATATGTAATAACGTCATAAGCATCACGGTAAAGCAGGATCAGATAGTTTCCGACATGGTCATAATTATCAATCACTCTGTCATAAAATGCTTCCAGCAGATTCTCGTCTTTTAAACCGCTGTCTCTTATCGCAAGCAGGAACTGCTGCATGTCGTTTTCTTCCTTTGCCTCCTCTGAAAGTTCCAGATTTAACATGTTGTCTTTCAGTTTTCCCTTAAAGATTCCTTTTGCAATATCCAAGTATTTATAAAATTCTTCATCCGGAAGATTCAAAAATGTCTCTCCGAATGTGGTTACGATATTTTTATCTGCATCCACATAGCACCCACAAATACGGGAAAAGGTGCAGTTATTCTTTGCCAACCTTCTTTTTAATTCCAAGATATCTTTCTTTTTCATTTTGTCGTCCTTTCTGCCATTGCTATATACTTCCCGTAACTCATCCCGGCTTCTCTTGCTTTTTCTAATACGCTGCTTATATCGCTGTTATTGTGTGTCTGGTTTCTTCTTTCCTCGTGAATTTTTCTATTACGTTCATTTCTACACTGTTTTCCACAAGTCAGCGCGGCAGCTGCTATTGTTTCAAATTCTTTTCCACAAATTATGCACTGCTTCTTGTATGTTTTTCTTACAAACACTGTTTTCTCCTTTCTCTCCGGCACCGGTTGCCGGAGAATCGCGCGTTTACTGGTATCCTGTGATATATTGATTAACCAAAAGTTGGAAAATCCCATTTCTTATACCGCAACTTGTCTTCGTTCCAGTCCGGATACTGCTGCATCAGGTATTCTTTGAATATTACGATCATCTCTGACCGGAGTCCTTTACTGCCGTTGTCCAATAACATGTGATGGTACCGGCAGCCCACTGCTCCGTTCTGTGGTACACCAAGTCCGCCCTGGGACTTGTTTATGTAATGCATGATATCTTTTGTCCGGTAGAGCATCGGATCTTTATTTTCCATGTGGTACTGCCGCCTGCAGAAGATGCAGCTCTCATCGTCGCGGTAATAGATGGTCCGGCGGGTTTCTTCATCGAATTGGAACTTCATGTTTTTTCTGGTCCGGTACTGCATGTCAGTCCTCCTCGTTTTCTGTCTCTTCGATTTCCTCAACCTTCCTCAGCCTCCAGTGTAGATCATCCAGAATGGAAATCATTTTTTCTATCCTGTGTGGATCTCCGGAGTTCCAGAGGTTCTGTAACGTGTTCAGATTGTTTGTGATCGCCGATTTATATCCTTTGTTTATATTTTTATTATCAGTCATACTGTTTTCTGCATTTTCTGTTATGTTTCCTGTACTTTTCGTCTCATTTTCTGTGATTTCCGGTTCTTTTTCCTCTTTTTCCGGTTCATCTGGCATGTATTCCGGATGGTTCTCAATGCTGTCCTGTCCCGGTAACTGCTGCTCGCCGGCCGCCTCCGGCTCATCTGTCTTAATATCTTCCGGCTGTTCCTCCGGCTCGATCGGGGATGGTTCCGGGATGTCCGGCTCAATGTCATGCAGTGTCTTGGGTGTTTCTTTTACCGGCTCCGGTTTCTTTTTCGATGGCTGCACGTGTGACTCTTTCCGTTGCACCGGTGCAACTTTGCTTTTTTCAGTTTCCGGAAAATTTTCATGAAACATATTCTCCCATGCACTCTTCACATCAAATGATCCTGTCATGTTCCTGATCGTCTCGGTAACTTCCTCCTGCATGATCTGTTCTTTTTCCATGCTTCTTGTGCTTACGATCTCGATCATTTTCTTCAAATTGTTCACGGATACGGCAAGTTTTCCGATTCCCGGGATTCTCGTCATGTAAACTTTCATGTCCGCCGGGGCCATGATCTCAAGCACATCCTGTCCATTTTTCAACGTATTGATCACGTCTTTGAATAACTGCGGCTCATCATGGAAAATATTTAAAATCACCTTTTCAAAGATTGTCTCCGCCGTTTTCGTTGTCTCAGTCTCCTGCTCAATCATTACTTCGATATCTGAGATTTTCTGCTCTTCCTCAAATTCTTCTTTTACAGTACTGATTTCCGTTTTACTCATTTCCGGCGTCAGAATCTCGTTGATCTCATCCGGCAGTGTCAGCATAAGTGATAATTTCGCATAGCCGAATTTCTGATATTCCTCTTTCAGTTCCATGGAATAGCCATCTTTTGAGAATCGATCGTTGATCCGGATAAAACGTGATACCTGTGTTTTATCAAGCCCGTATTCTTTCATGGCAAATTCATTGACGTTCGAATAGCCTGAACCCGCTAAAATACCCGTATCCTGTGCCACTTTTAACAGGTAGCCGATTCTCACGAATTTTTCTACTGCTCCCTGCAGTTCCGTGTCCAGATCGTGCTTATATGTCGCATAATCTGTATATGTGATTACGTTGTGATCCTGTGTCATGATTTCTTCCATCTGTGCTTCCTTTCTATACTGCTGCTATGAATGCTTTATCCGGTTTCTTTTTCCTGGCTTCCAGCTGTTTTGTGTAATCCGCTAATAACCTGTCAAAAAATTCCCGTTTCGGTTTCTTGTCGTGCGCTCCGTACCACTGATATATTTTTGTGCCGCTGATCTCAATCGTGATATACGGTGTGTTCGGTGTCTTTTCTTTTCTCAGGAACAAAATTGCTGTCGTTCCCCTGTTGTGTTTTGAAAGATAATTGTCACCACCGACACAATGGTGCAGTTTTCTTCCTTCCATGATGATCTCCCCTGCGTCCTTTGCCGGTCTGATAATGTATCCCTCCGCTGCTGCCTGATATTTTTTACAAAGACTCTCGTATCTTTTTGCAATTTCCGGAAACTCTTTATTTTTCTTTTTAATATACAGTTCATCATGTCTCGCATTGCTTTCCCCTGTCATCTGGTCATGTACCAGTTCAAGATCTCGTGGATAAATGAATACGCTGTTTTTCATGTCATAGCCCAGTTCTTCACGCATATTGAGATAGTCATCGTATTCCTGTACAATATTCCCTTTATAATTTCCATACGGCTTCCATCCCTCCGGCACCGGGCTGTATTTTTGAATTGCATATTTCTCTGTCCTGTTTATCAACTGCTGCAAGGTCATGTATTTTAACAGATGCTTTATTCTTTTTTTCATCTCCCTGTCAAATATTTCCGCTATCCATTCTTCCTGCTCCGGTTTCCACGCATAGCCTTCTTTTTCTTCAAACTGCAGAGTCTCCAGTAAACCCAAGTCTCCCGCCGCTTTTATCACCTTGTTTATATTTTCTTTTTTCTCCAACCGGAGCTGTCCCTGTAAGGTGTCTTTTTTTCTGTTTACAAGTCCACTTCTTCCCTCTTTCCATATGAGATGTCTTACCAGCCTGTGCATTCCCATTTTGCAGTACAGCTCGATTGCCGGATTGTTTGCATATGTCATAATGGCATCCGTCAGACTGACACCGTTAAATGTCTGTCTTCCCCAGTTGCTCATCGCCATTTCTACCAATATCTGCTCCATAAAATACTTTAATTCGGATTGTTTAATCTCTTCTCTCCAACCGGGATATAAATCTCCATGTAAAGTCTTCAAATACGGGTATCCTGTTCTATCTGATATGATCCATTGGTATTCATCCTGTCTGTAAGTGTAAGAGCGTACCATTTTCTCTACTTTTCCAAGCTGTAAAAAATACCGGCTGTCCTCTTCCAGCAACTCTTCCATTTTGGAAGACTGACTGTATTTCCTGTAATATGTAAAAATCCGGACAAACAGGTTGTTATCTTTTGATCTCTGGTATAAATAAAATCTCGCACTCTCTCTTACCGGCTCTGTGATCCTTTTCCACTGATAAGTTGATATATTCCCGCATTTTTTGCATACTGCCCGCTCTCCTCTTCTTGGGATCTCATCATACAGCGTTCCATATTCCGGCTCTTTTGGTGTGTAGATTTCGTATTTCCCGCCGCATTTCCCACAGGCGCATTCTGCAAAATTGCCTTTTCTTTTGTAATAAATTTCCGGGGCTTTAAATTTCTCCCTGCACCATTCTTTAAAATTCTCCGGAAGCTCCGGGGTCAATTCTTCCAGCTGTCTTATTCTTTCTTCCTCATTTTCCCTAACTGCTGCCATATCATTTCACCTCCGTGTAATAACTTTTTATGATCTTCTTCGCTTCCCCCATCCCTGGGATTCCAAGTGTTACACGGCTGGCATTTACTTTCGTCTCTTTTAAGATATCTTTATCCACTGGAATCTGATTGTTAAAGGACCATTTCAACAGCTTCCCGATGCACCCTTTGATACTTTTCCCTTTTTTTCTTACTGCAACCGCCATTTCTTCATTTTCCATGCACTGGGATCTGATATAATCCGCCCAGTCGATCATGATCTGCTTCGGTTTTAATTCCTTGCATTCCACATCAATTTTTCCAAGTGCTGCCGCAAGCGGTGTCGTCAGTGTGTCTGTATACCCGTCCCAGTAATCTTTTGCGTCCTCCTTATCGATTCCGTTCTCCTCTGCCAGTACCAGGAGACTTTCCATATCTCCTTCTGTTTTCAGTCCCTCCGCTGTAAGGTTTATTTCTTCCGCACTGTCAAATTCTCCAAATCTCTCAAACATTCCTTATTTCTCCCTTCGCTCCATTTCCTCTATCAGTTCCTTCGTGTAAGCATTTGGCTGTTTCAAATAAAAGCTGCACAAATGCCCCTGCTTCCCTTTGATCAGTTCCAGCCACTTGTCCTTATTTTTGACCGGCTGTCCTCTGGTTGTAATCCATCCACTCCTGATCCAGCGTGCCACATCTTCCCGTCCGGCAAATCCGTTGTACAGGTATTCACTGTCTGTATAAATCGACAGTTCACATTTCTCTCTCATACGGGAAAATGCCCGTATCAGAGCTTCTATCTCTGCCCGGTTTGCGTTCATAGACTCGACCGCCTCAATATGCTTTCTGATCTCCGGCAGACTTTTCCCCGGCGGGTAATATTCCAGGCAGTAGCCGACGTAGCCGTCGCGCTCCCATCTGCCCTTTATGGACGTAGCGGTGTATATACTGACTGCCCGTATAAGTCCTCACGCTCCCTTCTTATCTCCCCGGCATCCCGTTCCAGCCGGATCTCTGTATAGTAGTAGTACGACATGCCGGTGTACGGGTTTACTCCGTGCCGGATGCTGTCCCGGTCTATGTAATAACCCGGTTGTGGTTTCGGGCCATTCTCGATCAGCTTTCTTACTGTCCGGCGCTTATACTTATGTGTCTTTTTTTCCGGCATCTCTAAATTTCTCGAACAGCCATACTTCAAGAAAATCTTTTTTTCTTCCTCTGTTCCAAATAGAGTCAGCTGTCCTGTAATTTCTTCTGTTGGTTCCTTCACTAAGTACGAAGCAAGATCTTTAAAGTGTCCTTCTTCATATACCGGAGTGTAATTTACATGTCCACCAGTCAGCCTGTTCCAGATCTGTGAAATAACTTCCGCTGCTCCAGGTGTTCCGTTTAATCTGTTTACCAGTACATGGATATGGATTCCTCCTCTTTCTCCAATCTCGATCCGGTACATGTATTTGAGAACTCGTTCTTTTTTCTTGTATACATTTCTTAAATTCCGGAAAAATTTATCTCTTATTTTCAGGATCTCATCTGCAGGCAGTCTCTCTCCTTTTGGAAGTTTTAATGTGATCCACAAATCTCCGGGTTTAAAGTTATATCTCATCTTTCTTAAGACCTTCTTCTCCCGGTTGTATTGATTCTGTTTCTCTACCTGTTCCGGAGTAGCTTTCTTTTTCTCTGCTCTTTTCTCTCCCTTTGCTCCAAACTTTCCTACAAACTTAAATTCATGTTCAATAAATCTTCCGTACTTATAAACATCATGTCTATGTGCCATGCCATCACCCAGTGTCGTATCTTTAATATACTTAGATTGTTAAATAAGCCGGGGTTTATCCCCGTTTTCTCTTGCTTTTTCAGCAGGTGCATGGTACACTATACCTGTCATAAGTTTGGTGTGTATTGCACCTGTTTGAGCATTGAAACCCAGCATTTCAATGCTCTTTTTTCATTACATTTTCGAACATATGTACTGTATAATGAAAACCGTGATAAATGCACCAGTCCAGTGCTTTTATGTATTGCCCTTCATCAATCAGACCGGTCACCGGATTGTTCTTATCCCGTTCTCCGAAGATTTCTTTCCGGATCCTTTCATCTGCATCCAGGCGCAGGATCACCATTGACACGCGATCCGCGCATAAAACAGCTTCCGGATACTCTTTTCTCATCATGTGTTCTTTAAATATCCCTGCCTGGTTATACAGCTTTTTTATAATCTGATCCTCGTTTAACATTTACCCGTGCCTCCGCAAATGCTTTTTTTATCCTGTCCCATCCGAGCTTGTCCATGATCTGCTCTGCTTCCTGTTCCATGCTTATAAAACGCAGAACTGTATAGATCTGTTCCGCGGCCATGGCAGCCTGTCCGAACTTTCCTGCTGAAAAAGCTTCTTCAAAGCTTTGTGCGCGTTCTGCCACCCACTCTTCCAGTTCTTCCGGCGTTTTCATCATCGTCCTCCACAATGTCGTAATAAAATTTTAATTCTGCTTCCTTAGCGAACATCATCGATGTCGCCAGTCCCTTATTTTCCCAGCGTGCTTTCACGTCTGTAATCTGCCGGTTAAACTCTGAGCGTGTCAGTGTCGGCTTTCTGATAGCTTCCTCACACTTCGTCTCCAGGCTGTCCGCTATCTCCTGCAGCCACTCATATCCGCAGTCCGTACCTGTTGTCAGGTCGCGTAACATAAATGCTTCTTCTTCTGTCAAATTTAATGTAACTACCATTTCTTTTCTCCCTTCTTTACTTTGTCGAAAAGTAGTGTGCCCCTACCTTTTCCCACTGTGTGCCGTAATCTGACCACTCACCTTCCCGGAAATAATAAATTCCCGGATATCTTCTCTGTTCTACTTCCATTTTTACCGCCTGGTACGTCTCCTCTGACGGTTCCCAGATGTCTGCCATCCCGTCGTCCCAATATGATGTGAATTGATTCTTCTGTGATATCACACCGGAGATTGTATCCGGCCACTGTCCGGATGTATCCTCTGCCCTGTTTAAAATCACGTCTGCAACCAGGCGTTTTCCCTGCAATCCCTGATTCCCGGCTTCCGCCTCGACGCAGATTGCCAGCAATTCCAAGCTGTCCCAATATTCTTCCTCTTCTATATCCACGGGATCTGGTTGTACCGGTGCAACTGGTGTGATCTGATCAAATACACCGGAGACAGGCTGACCAGATACCGGCGCCGGTCGTAAAATATAGATCACTGTGTACATGATGATGATTACGATTACCATCGCATAAAATGGTTTCTTATTTTTCATTGTCACTCTCCTCAATCCGGCATCTCCTTATATTCAAACGTGATCTTTATTCCCGCCAAATCCGTCAAGCTGTATAAATCTTTCAACCTGATCTTTTCCGGATGGTTGATTCGCTCTGTAACTGTCCGCTCTGGAATCCCACTTTTTAAACTCACGTCCTTCGTTGTCAGATTCTTTGCTCTGAATCCACCAGTCAATAAACCGGCTACATAGTCATAGCGTTTCTTTTCTTTGTTCTCGCATAATTTACTGCCCACTTTTTTCTCCTTTCAATTATTTCCTTGCATTTCCCGCTCCTTGTTTTTTATAATTGTCTTATCAACTGAACAAGGAGGTTTCTTATGTTACATCAGTACCACATTGATTTTTCACAACTTTCTCCTGATGAGAAAGCAGCTCTTAGTGACCGCATCGACAACATTTCATTTACCGGTATCCAGTGGGAACAGGGTTTTCAATCTGGCACTTTCTTCATTGAGGAGAATTTTGACCTTGGGCTTTTAAAAATCCCTGACTGTTGCCATCTTTCCCGCATTATGTGAAAAGCTTCTCTTCAAAATCCACGTTGTACTCCTGCGGCGTGGATTTTCTTTTTACTATTATGCAATCTGCTTTCTTGTCTTTTTCTCTTCCCTGACCTATAATCGTCTTATCAGCATTGCCGTGCTGAAATATAAAAGGAAGGAGGTTTTATCACATGACGCAACAGCAGTTATCTGAAATTCTGTTAGAGTTGTCCCATGCCAGTCGTCTTGTAAAATCCGAAGCTGATTTGCGAAATATTATGGAAAAATATGATTTGCTTTTCCTTGGAAAGGATTTTAATGTCATCTATGCTTCCGAGCTTTATAACACATTGAATAAGAAATATGGAATTCCTGTTTCTGAGGAAGATCTCAATACATTAATTCCTATTGTTTGTCCTTCGCTCGGCATGAAAGTTGAACCAATGAAGCATTTAACAGACTTAAATGCTCCAGTTCCTGCTACTTATCAAATTACACTTTGGTAAGTATGACATCTCCCCCGTCAATTCTTGAAAGTCCATACTCTTTGCGTAATTCGTTTATAGTTTTGGCGGGGATATCTCCTCCATCAATTCTAGGAAGCCCGCTCTCTTCACGTAATTCGTTTATAGTTTTGACATACGGCTTTTCTTCTCTCTCCTTTGGTTGTTCCATTCCCTGTTCACCTCCTTTTCACTGCTGCACAAGCTGTTTCTTTGATGTCTCGATCTTATCTCTGGCAAGTAATACATCTATTGTGTTCTGTGCCAAGATAAGATCGATTGGTTTTAACTTGGCCATTTTTTCAACCAGTTCTTTTTTTACTTCTTCCATATTATTTTCTCCTTTCGTCGTTATTGACTTTGTGAGTTTATTATATCACGTTGTGATTATATGTCAATATCAAAATATTGACTTTGTGAGTTTTTAATGTTATATTATTTATGCAAGGAGGTATGATTTTGAAAGAAAGAATACGAGAAATACGAAAAACATTAAAATTGACGCAGGTGGAATTTGGTGAAAAAATCGGCGTTAAAGGCAATACTGTTACAAATTATGAAACTGGTTTACGCAACCCGACAGATGCTGTTCTTTTATCAATTTGCCGGGAATTTAATGTGAATGAGGGATGGCTCCGCACGGGAGAAGGCGAAATGTTCCAGATTCCTGATGATGAGGATGCAGCATTAATATCTGAGGTTTTAGAAAATCCGGATGACAAATTTTATCAGATGTTGCTTAATATGGTGCGCACTTACAGGCAGTTGTCTCCTGAGTCAAAAAAAGTTGCAGAAGATTTCATTGATCAATTATTTGAAAACAGCAAAAACCGGAAGGATTGATGTTCCTTCCGGTTTTTCTTATATTTAACATTTATTATGGCACTTCTTGTCAATTACATGTATAATAATTTTAAAAAAATTATGCTTTGGAGGTATCATTATGAATAAAAAAGTCGCTATTGCTTTGGTTATTTTTGGATGCAGTTCTCTCTTTGGTTCTCTTGATTATTTCGGTAATGGTTTCTATGGATACGGTTTTCTCTTCTTTTTTCTTGGGCTTCTGCTTTTGTTTATAGGCTTAAAATTTTCTGGTGCAAAATTTCGCACCTCGACCTCTGAGGATACTGATTCATCTAATAACCCATCTCTTCAAACGCCTAAGCCCCACTCAGCTAGTTATAAATATGCTCTCACGCAACGCGAAACAAATGCCATGAATGCATTTCTTTCTCCACTTTCAAATACTCCAGTTTATGAAATAACAGCTACAGGAGATTATAAAAAGCCTTTACTTGTCAAAAATCTTGTGGCAATGCCTCACACCAATATTTCTAAATCAACATCCTCAGATAAATACTTTCGTTTTATTTCTATTGATGTTGAAACAACTGGTCTAAATGCTACAAGTGATATCATTGAGGTGTCAGCCATTAAATGGATTGATCAGGAACCCGTTGAAAAATTTTCAACATTATGTAAAACAGATACCCCTATTCCAGTTGATGCCGCGCGAATAAATCATATTACTGATGAAATGGTTGCTGATGCCCCTTATTTTTATAATATTGTCCCAGACCTACAAGATTTTATTTCTGATTTTCCATTGGTCGGACATAATATTGATTTTGATTTAAAATTTTTGCAGAGATATGGACTTAATCTTTCATCAGACAAACGTCTCTTTTTTGATACACTTGATTTGTCGAGAAAATGTATTAAAAAAGATAACGGGAAAAATTATTCCGACTATTATGATCGCGTATCTGATTATAAATTGGACACAGTTGCAAAGTTTTTCAATATCAAATGTCCTGTAATGCACCGTTCCATTTGTGATTCTTATGTAACCGGTCTTGTATTCTTAAAATTAATTGCTTTAATCACAAAATAATTAATAAAAACAAACCCGGAAGGTATTGCTGCCTTCCGGGTTTTATTATTTCAATTCTAAATGTTTTTTTACAATCGTTAATATCTGTCTCAGAAACTGTTCATCTAACCGATCCAAACGGTCTATATATTCCTTCAACTGCGTTTTCATAATTTCAAGCATACTGCTGCCCCTCCTCGTGGCTTTTATCTTCATCCGTAAGTGTAGTTATAAGCAGCGCGCTTTGTTCTTATGTTTGTATTATATTTATTATGCTTGTCATTTGCAAGGTTTGTCTCAATGTTGAGACAACTTTTTTATTTTATCCCTGGAATACTCTGATTCATACAGATCCTCTAGCGGTACCTTAAGTCCTTTTGCAAATTCTTCCAGGTCATCTATTGTTGGATTCTTTTGTCCTTTTAAGATCCGGTATGTAGTAGCTCTGGAAAATGGCACGCTCTCTGTCAGATCTCTTACTTTTATATCCTTCAGTTTCATGATTTCTTGAATTTTTATCTTTGCCATAGGGAAATTATAAAGCGATACGTTTGTGGAGAATACTGGTAAATACTGGTAATAAAATTAAAAGCATTAATATTTCTTTCAATTTTTATCATTTTATCTTGACTATTGGTAACCAATATGTTATGATAATATCAGATGAAGGAGGTAGGTAATGGAAATTCAATACGAAAAAGCCGCTGTCAAGTATCTAAAAGGGTTACAAAAACCCCAACGTGATCTGATTCTCGATGCCATTGAAAAACTGACTCACAAACCTGCCGAAGGCGATATTAAAAAAATGAGTGGTTATAAAGACGGTCGTTACCGGCTGCGCGTCGGAAAGTACAGAATCATTTATAAGTATCTGACAAATAATGAAATCGAGGTTCTCTGCATCATGGATGTGGGAAGCCGTGGGGATATTTATAAGTAATATCCCCACCTGAAAGAAAGGAGTTCTCTATGACAAATACTATTGCACATACCGTATCAATGCTTGAAATGCTCCCGGCACAGGAACAGGATTTTGCCTATGAATTTGTAAAACGTCTTGTCCTTGCATGGGATCCGGATTATACAAAACTTACCCCGGAAGAACGTTCCCGCCTGGAAGCCGCAGAACAGGGGGAATATATAAGCGGAAAGGATATTAACTGGGATGACGAGTGAAAAAAGAAATGCAAATATGATCATAGCAAAAGCTGGCGGTAATGCCAGTCAAAATGCTTATAATTGTAAAGTCTCCATCCCTAAGACCTGGGCGGATAAACTTGGTGTGTCTGTAAATGATAAATCCCTCTCATTAGAATTTGATGGGAATTCTATTGTTATCAAAAAAGCGTAAATAAAAAATCCGGAAGGTACTATTGCCTTTCGGATTTTTTATTTATTTCTTTTATCATCCAGCATGTTCGGTGCTGTTGCGTTTAGTGGCGATATCACGCTTCTGCCTAACTGCTTTTCAAGATCTTTTCTCGCATTCGCCGCAATCTTCCCTCCAGATAATGTTGCCGTCCTGGCTCCGTCATATCCTTTTGGATTTGTCGCTTTCGAAATCTCTGTTGTGGATATCTCTGCAAGCTGGTTTAATACCAGCTCTGTATTCGTCATATTGTCCCTCAGATTTTCTTTACGGAGTCCTTTAAGCTTCTTATATTCCCGAACTGTTTTCCCCGACCATGTTGATGTTAGGATATTTGTCAGCACTGCATACTCTTTTCCGTTTTTCACTCCGGCGCGATTCCACTCATCCGTCATTTCTTTTCGAATCTCAATGGATCGTATACGCTGCGTGATCCATTCCTCCGAATATCCCTTTGCCCGGTATGTCGCAATCGCACGTTCCATTGCTTTCTCCGGATCTGCAATCTCATCGAGTCGTTCGGCACCGACTTGCGCAAGCCACTGTTTGAATGGTTCAGCTTTCTTTGATGGAATAGATTGGATGATGCGGAGTATTCCTTCCGCAGTCGCAACCTGTGATCGGCGCATTTTCCCATCAGCCGCCGGGATCGGAAGTAGGGTACAAATTGTACCCCAGTTGTTTGCAAGTTCCTTATCTCTCTGTTTCATTTTCTTTATATATTGTTTTGTGTCTGTGCTATCAGTTAAAAACTGGCATACGTCCACAATAGAAAAATACCATTCCTCTTCCTTTGGCTTCCACACCTTTCGGATTGTCTCATCCATAATAAATTCAAGTTCCTGCTCATCTTCGATGTCTATTTCGTCTGCAGATACCGGAACCGTTGTATCTGTCTCGTCATCGTACATAAAGAAAAAGAAGTCGTCCACCTGCTTTCATCGTTGTTGTTTTTATGATAATGCAATTTGATGGAAACCGCAAATGAAAATCTCAGGCTATCGCATTTTTCAGTATCTTTTTGTTGCACCGGTACAACTTCAATATCCCAGTTGGTAACAATTTGTCACCAACTGGGATATTTTCCTGTTTCTTTTTTATTCTATTTATGTATAATGTAATTAAATTCTACAAAACGAAAACCGCCTCACAATGAAGTGAAGCGGCAATGTAACTGCTCTGAATGAACAATTCTCTCAACAAATATATTGTATCATTCAGGGCAGTCATGTGCAAGTGAAATACTACTCACTGGCTGTTATTTTTATACTTAATTTTAGGAGGATGATACAATGGCTACTGCAAAAAAATTACCTTCCGGATCCTGGAGGTGTCTGGTGTTTAGTCACTATGAATATGTTACCGGTAAAGACGGAAATGTAAAAAAGAAACGGGTTTATGAATCATTTACATGTGACGATCCAAGCCCGGCCGGCAAAAGAAGATGTGAAGCTATGGCAGCAGAGTATGCCGATAAAAAAGAACAGAGTAATCTTTCAAGTTATAAATTGACCTTCCGGGAAGCTGTGGATGCATATATCGTTGAGCGTTCTCAAATTCTATCTCCGGCATCAATCAGGAAATACAGAAGTATGCAAAAAGAATTTTCCATGCTCGATGATTACAAAATAAGGGATATTAATAAAAAAATCATTCAGCAATATATAAATTCTATCTCTGGATCACTGTCTCCAAAAACCGTAAGGGACCGGCATGGTCTTATTACAGCGGTTTTAAAACGATACAACCCGGATATTATTTTGAATACTACTCTTCCAAAAAAGAAACGCATTGAGAGAAGCATTCCATCAGAAAGCGACATCAAGGCTTTAATAAGTGCAGCCAGCGGAACAGAAATGGAAGTCCCTATATACTTGGGCGCGTTCGGTATGATGCGCCGCGGAGAAATATCAGCATTAAAAAAGTCAGACTTTAAAAATAATGTTATCCATGTAAGTAAAACTATGGTTCTGTCGCCTGATAATAAATGGATTGTGAAAGCACCAAAATCTTATGCAGGTGATCGTTTTGTTCCTGTTCCACAGTTTGTTGTTGATGCATTCATGGCATTGCCGAACGATGGCGTAAATATGACTCCAAACATTATCACGTCTCGTTTTGAACATGTACTGAATAGTGCAGGCATTGATCATTTCCGTTTTCATGATTTAAGACACTATTCTGCCAGTATACAACATGCTCTTGGAATACCTGATGCTTATATTATGCAGGCTGGTGGATGGGGAGATGATAGAGTGTTGAAAGATGTTTACAGACACACTTTTGAGGAATCTGAAAAGAAAATGGGGAATATAGCGATTAATTATTTTGATAGTATGCAACACGAAATGCAACACGACACAAAAAAAACACCGTAAACTCGGTGTTTTAAGAGCAGGGGATGAGAGAATCGAACTCCCACCAAAGGTTTTGGAGACCCCTATCATACCATTTGACCAATCCCCTATATATAAAATGACGTATCAAATACGTCATTTATTTTACTTTTTTCTTATGCAAAAATCAATAGGACTTTTGCCTTATTTCTGATACCTTCAAAACTTCATACAGAACTCCGCCAACCAACTGTGAAGTTGCAAAGCAACTTCCAATGCGAACATCGTTCGCTATTTGGTCAAGCCCTCGATCGATTAGT